TGGAACCACAACAGATGCAACCACAACAGATGGAAGAACAACCTAGTTTTGCAAAAGGAGGAGTACAAGCAAGAGGAGCAGGTATTTCTGAACAGTTAGTTAAATCTGCTGAAAGTTCTGCTTTAGCAGTTCTTAATGAAACACAAAATGTAAAAGAAGCTCTTAATAATTTTGAAGAAATGCAAGATATAGCGTTAGAATCTGGTATAACTCCAGATGAATTTTATAAACTGGCTAATATAGGAGATCAAAGAGCAAAAGAAAGTTTTTTAAATGAAGGTGGAAGTAAATTTGATATTGCTACAAAGTATCTTCCTTTTACTGAAGGATGGAGATCATCAACAAAAATAAGAGCACTAGAAAGAGGAGCGATAAAATTAGGTGAAATGATAGATAAAGAAAAAGATAGTATAGTAGATAGTGTAAGAGAGTTTTTTGTAAATGAAAAGAAAAGTGGTCTTTTTGGGACTGGAGAAAAACCTCGTGGATCAATTGCATCAGAAAGAGCACAGGCTAGAGAATTAGCCAAACAATAATAATTCTCATTTTGTTGGCTTTACCTAACCCCCCCTCGTAGGCTACGGTTGGCCCCAACACAGGAGTAAGAATATGGCAGAAGAAGTAGTAGGTACAGTAGAACCTGTAAAAAAAGTTGCAGGATTTGCAGGTGAAAAATACAATGCAAGAAAAACAGTTGAAGATGAAGAAAAAGAACTAGAAGAATTAAAACAAGAACAAAGTGCAGAAGAAGATAAAGCACAAAAAGCAATTGAAGATAATATAGAACCTGACAATGCAGAAGAAAGAACTTTTAAAAAACGATATGGTGATTTACGTAGACATAACCAAAAACAAAAAGAAGAGTATGCTGAAAAGCTTTCTTCTTTAGAGTCTCAACTTTCTGAAGCTACAAAAGCACAGATACAATTACCTAAGTCAGAAGAAGAGATTGATGTATGGTCAAAAGAATATCCTGATGTAGCTGCAATAATAGAAACAATTGCAATTAAAAAAGCAAAAGAACAATCTGAAGATTTAGAAACTAAGATGAAGGAAATAAATAATCTTCAAACTTTAGCAAAAAAAGAAAAGGCAGAAGCAGAGCTTTTTTCTATACACCCTGATTTTGAAGATATTCGTTCTACTGATGACTTTCATCAATGGGCAGAAGAACAACCAAAGTGGGTTCAAGAAGCTCTATATGAAAATGAAACAGATGCTCGTTCTGCAGCTAGAGCAATTGATTTGTATAAAGTAGACAAAGATATGATTGTACCTAAGTCTAAAAAAACTTCTAATAACAAATCTGCTGCTGAACAAGTAAATACAAGAAATAAAAAAAGCAATCCTGAAAATAAACAAAACTCTTCTCAATGGAGAGAATCTACCGTAGATAAAATGAGTGCTGATGAATATGAAAAAAATTCAGAAGAAATCATGGAAGCAATTAGATCAGGAAAGTTTATTTACGATCTATCTGGAGAAGCTAGATAATTTTACATTTTTAGCTTGACAAATGATGATATTTAACTATAAAGGTATCATTAAAAGAATTAGGCCCATACTTAGTATGCTACCTCTAGTTCTTTATACTATTCTTTTCAGTTTACCCAGTAAACAAGGCCGATAAATTTTTGATCATTATTTATCTTACCCTCACTGTATCTGGCCCTAGAAAAGTTAAACCTTGTGGTGTGACATTTATGTTACACTTGTGAGCCTTGCTGCTCACTCGTTACGAGAAAAGGAGAAAGATTATGGCTTTTCAACGTGCGGCAGGGTATAACAATTTGCCTAATGGCAATTTTAGCCCTGTTATTTATTCTAAACAGGTACAGGTCGCTTTTCGTAAGAGTTCTGTAGCTGAAGGTATCAGCAATAACGACTATTTTGGTGATATCGCAAGCTTTGGTGATACAGTACGTATTATCAAAGAGCCTGAGATCACGGTCAGATCATATGCTCGTGGTACTCAAATCTCTCCTCAAGATCTTGATGATGAAGATTTTAGTTTGGTCGTAGATCAGGCTAACTACTTTGCTTTCAAGGTTGATGACATTGAAGAAGCACATTCACATGTGAATTTTCAGTCAGTAGCATCTGATCGAGCAGGTTATCGCCTCAAAGATCAGTATGATATGGAAGTATTGGGATACCTTTCGGGTCATGCTCAAGCTTCTATTAGCTCTGTAGCCAGTACCGCTAATACTACGGTTTCTGGAACCAAAGCTGTTTCTACTGCTGGTACAGATGAATTGTTGACTTCAATGAAAGTGAGGAAAGATTCTTTTGGCAATATTACGACCAGTTCGGCAGGAGATCATTCGATTCCTATTGCTGCTAGGTTGCCGGGAGCTAGTGCGCTTCCGACTGCTACGGCCTCGCCTAACATGGTTATTGCCAGAATGGGTCGTCTTTTAGACACTCAGTTTGTTGATAAAGATGGTCGTTGGTTAGTTGTGTCACCACATTTCATGGAAGTTTTGATGGATGAAGATTCGCGTCTTTTAAATCAAGATTTTGGTGAATCAGGTGCATTACGCAACGGTCTTGTTCTCAACAATCTTTACGGCTTTCAAGTTTTTGTCTCTAACAATCTACCCTCAATAGGTACTGGTCCCGGAACAAGTGGTACGGCAAACCAGAAATCTAATTATGGGGTTATTGTTGCTGGACATTCATCTTCAGTAGCCACCGCAAGCCAGATTACGAAAACGGAAGCGTATCGTGATCCTGATAGCTTTGCTGATATCGTGCGTGGTATGCACCTTTATGGTCGTAAAATTTTACGTCCTGAAGCAATTGCCACAGCGAAATACAATATAGCATAGAGGAGGTATAGTACAATGGCAACTTTTGATATGACATTAAAATCAACCACTGGCGTAAGTGCTAACTCTATTGCATCTAATCAAGTTACTCGTCCCGGAAGTGCTATGAGAATGGTAGATGCCATTCTTGATATAGATGCTTTAGCTGCAGATGGCTATAGCTGTACAAATGGTGATATTTTCCAACTTCTAGAAATTCCTGCAAATACTTTTGTTTTATTTGCTGGAGCAGAAGTTCTTAAAGCTTTTGACGGTAGCTCCCCAACAGTAGATATTGATTTTGCTGCTGGTGATGATATTGTTGATGGTGGAGATGTTACCTCAACAGGCATACTCGCTGAAGGAACAAACGGTCAGTCCAATGACGTTATTACTGGTGCTGATTCTTTGTTTGAATGTTTCATAACGACCACAGACACAATTGACGTTAAGTTAATTGCTAGTTCTGCTGACGTTACTGAAGGAAGACTGCGAGTATACGCTTGTATAGCTGACGTAAATGGCTATGCAGAGGACGCAGATGAAGTTGATAGAGATCAGCTTGCGTAGTTAATTTTGGTGGGGAGGGGAATATTCTTCTCCCCATCATACTTACATATAGGATAACCGATGGCAAACACTTTTTTAATATACACTAACGATGTTTTAGCAAAAATGAATGAAGTACAATTAACCTCATCTGATTTTAGTAGTTCTCGTGGTGTTCAAACACAAGCAAAAAATGCTGTAAATCAAGCTATCCGTTACATAAACCAAAGAGAATTTACTTGGCCTTTTAATGCTTCTGAGGCTTCAAAAACACTCACAGCAGGAATTACTAGATACTCATTACCTACTTCTACAAAATGGGTTAATTACTCTTCTTTTAGAGTACAAAAAAGTGATACATTAGGAAATGCTACACAACATTTATCTGTTCTAGATTACCATGAATATTTAGATAAGCATATTAATCAAGAAGATGAAGTAGTTAGTACAGCATTAAATGGATCTCATACAGATTCTGTCACTACAATAACAGTAGACTCTACTTCAGGATTTGACTCTACTGGTACAATTGTTGTTGGCACTGAAGAAATTACTTATACAGGAACTAGTTCAACTACTTTTACTGGAGCTACAAGAGGAGCAGGAGGAACTACTGCTGCTGCTCATTCAGATGACGATACTGTAACACAATTTGATGGTGGCAGTATACCTACACATGTCTTTCGTACTCCAGATGATAGATATGGTTTATTTCCCTATCCGAATAAGGCATACACATTGGCCTTTGATTATTATACATTTCCAACATCAGATTTATCTGCTCATGGAGATACAACAACTATTCCTGATAGATTTAAACATATAATTACAGATGGGGCAGTATCTTATATGTATTTATACAGAAGTGAAGTCCCTTTATACGAAAGAAGTTTTGCATTATTTAATGAAGGAATAAAATTTATGCAAACATTATTGATAAACAGATATGATTATATGCGTTCAACATATATTCCTCGTTCAACTAATTCTGCATATACCACATCTTCATCTTTTTAAAGTCAAAGAAAGGAAAATAAAATGACGCAAATACCTCAAGGTAACAATATGTTTTGGGATGTGCAGTCTGTAATTACTGTAGGCTCTAGCGCAGCCCAAACAAATGTTTCAAATTATAACGTAGCTACAGTACACTTAAATGGAGAAGCATATGTTAATTTTAGTAGTTCAAGTACTGCTGCAGTAAGTACAGCAAATGATATCAAACTGGCTGCAGGGCTTCATGCATTAACTGTTCCAAAACAGGTAGGAAATAGTCAATATTTAAATTATGCTCGTGTAGGTGGCACTGATGTAACTATGCGTCTAGTTTTATCGTAAGGAGAACAAAATGGGAATTTTAGCAGGACTTATAAATGAAAATGTTGACAGGCATACCCAAGATATTATAACTCTTACTGCAACGGCTTCAATAACTACAGCCGATCATTCAGGAAGAACGCTTCTTATGGGCGAAGTGGGTGGTGACGCTGCTGCTACATTTACTCTTCCTGCAGCTACAGGAACTGGCAGTGTATTTAAGTTTGTAGTTTCAGTAATTAACACATCTAACTACTTAATCAAGGTAGCAGATGCTACAGATACAATAGATGGACAAATTATAATTACTGATGCAGATGGTACTGCTGCTACTTCTTTTGTAACAGCTTCTGCTTCGGATACAATTACACTTAATGGCACAACTAGCGGTGGGGGTGCAATTGGTGATTATATTGAGTTAATAGATATAGCCTCTAATCAATATTCAGTAAGCGGTATGGTAACTTGTGCAGCAGGTTCAAATATTGCAACTATGTTTAGTGCTACTGTATCTTAATAAATACTACGTGGATTGACAACACGCTAAACTGTTAATACTACATAACCAAGGAAAGGAATACAAAATGGCAAGTTTTAAAATGACACAGGGTATATCTCGTGTACCTGAAGATGTCTTTGTTGAAGATGGAATGACTGTAACTTCAGGCGGTTTAACAGTTACTGCAGGTGGCGTTACAGTTACAGCAGGAACAACTACTCTAGGAGGGTCGTTTGTTCGTGATGTTGTAACACTTACTGCAACGGATGCTATTACTCAAGCAGAACATGCAGGACGTATTTTGCTTATGGGTGAAGTAGGTGGTGATGCTGCCTGTACCTTTACCCTTCCAGCAGCTACAGGTTCTGGTGATGAATATAAGTTTATTGTGTCTGTAGTTAATACCTCTAACTACGTAATTAAAGTTGCAGATGCTACAGATACCATAGATGGTTCAGTAGTTGTAACTAACGATAGTACGGATGGTGGTACGGCTTCTCTTATTTCATGGCCTACTCTAGCTGCTACAGATACTATTACTCTTGATGGTACGACTACTGGTGGTGTAAATATAGGTGATTATGTTTTACTGACCGATATTGCTACAAATCAATATACGGTTAGTGGATTGCTTAATGCTTCTGGAACTGAAGCTACACCATTTAGTGCTTCTGTATCTTAATGAAAGATAGTAATGCTGCTGTTGCAAAATGTGGCAATGAAAATTGTAAATGTATAAATTGCACATGTGAGAATTGTCAATGTTCTATTGAAAACCCTTGTGGATGTAGTGAAGGTAAAAATGAATGGCGTTAAGATTAAAAAATGCAGCAGCAGCATTATCTAGCACTAATCTTACCTCTATATATACTTGCCCTACAAACTTTACGGCAAGAATAAAAGAGGTATGGGTAACAAATGTAGACGGTTCAAGTGCAGCTAATATAACATTAAAATGGACAGATACTTCTGCAAGTGCTACGTATGATTTACTTAGTACTTTTAGTGTAGCTGCAGATAACTATCTACAACTTTCTGATGCAAATATTATTTTAGAAGCAGGAGATATTTTT